CTGTAACTTCAGCAACCTTAGAGCCTAGTTCACTATATTGGTCTGCGGCATCCCTAATAGCCTGTACGAGTTGTACATCTACCCCTGCTAACATTTTTTCAGTAATAGCTCCAACAGCTAAAAGCCTACCGGCCTGATTTATAGTTTCCAAAGTATTCGATTCAGCCGCAATAAGTGCCGTTTGAGCATCTTTATTTATTTCACTTACTTGTGAAAGCACATCCCCTATAGTATTTATATCAAATGCTACCTTCAAACCACTTGTAAGGGTAGTGACAAACTTATCAGTTTCCGTATCAACTATGTCATTAAAGTTTTCGAATATTGTAGCTACTGCACCATAGTTAGGGTCAAACTCCATTTTCATTGGAACTGTTAGCGAAGCTAAACGTGCATTTTCTATAATCTTATTTGCTTCTGTGTCTAGCCCTTTAGAAACTAACGCAAGTCTCTGTTGTTCTAATGCTGTGTTCTCCAAAAGAATACTTGTATACTCTGACCATAGAGCATTTCGTTCTTGTTCTGAAACAGCTTCTCCTGCGGTGAGCCTATTTTTAATAGATAATACTTTATTATACCATTCTCTAGTACGCATATGCTGTGTATACACTCTATCCGTATAGCTGTAAGCCTCTGCTAAAGAATTTTCATACTGTATCGTTTCTTTGTACTTGCTAGACATTTCATCTAGTGTTTTAAGCATATCCAAAGCTATCTGTTCTCTTCTAAGCTCATATAGTTGTTTTTCGCTCTTTGTAAGCTTATCCGTATCTGTTTTCAAAATAGAAGTTAATCTACTATACTCATCTGCCTGTGTATTCAAAGCTTTATACGTGTCATATAGCCCATCAGCAACTGTTTCAGCGTTGGACATCACTTTAACAACATAGTTAATTCCACGTACAACAGCAGTTGCAACCTGTACAAGTCCACGAAGAATAGGCATCAATGATTTACCAATAGAGATTGCTAATGCTTCAGCGGCAGATTTCAAACGAAAAAAGTCACCCTGTAGCGTATCATTTTGTACATGTGCGGCAGTCAATGCTTTACTTGTATCAGTTACATCATCAACATACTTCTGTAATTCTTCTCTTGAGCTTCTAATAAGAATCTGCATCTGTGGCCCAATAACCTTACCAAATGCATTCATTATCTGCCCTGCATCTAATCCTGCTTTATTCAATGTTCCAAACACATCTACCAATGAATGTTGGCTTACATCAATATCTTCAAATGCAATTCCTAACTCACCTAAACGCTTAACTGTTTTACTATTCTCGTTAGATAATTCTGCAAGCGCATTTCTCATTGCACGACCAGCACGTGATGCTTGCATACCAGCATCATACATTGCATTAAGAATACCCAATGTTTGCTCTAAGGACTGCCCTACACCAGATGCGACAGGGCCTACTTGATACAAAGATGTTTTGTACTTGTCCATAGTAGCTTGTGAACTGGTAATACCAGCAGTCATTGCGTTCGCAACACGCATTGTTTCAGTTGCACCTAAATTAAACTGTGCAAGTGTAACTGCTACAATCTCTGCTGTCTGCCCTAAGTCACTCCATGTTGCTTGTGCCATTGCAAGAACACCATCAAGTGCTTGTACAGACTCTGTAGCAGAATAACCAGCAGATGCCATGAAATACATAGCTTCAGCGGCTTGTGATGCTGTATATCGAGTTGTTTCACCAGCTTTTCTAGCGGCTCTGTCTAACTCACGTAATTCCTGTGCTGTTGCCTGTGCTACAGACTGTGTATTTGCAAGAGATTGCTCATATTCGGTAGAAATACGAATGACCTCTGTAACACCCTTTTTTATTAATCTAATAGCTTCATACAACACACGAAGCTTAATACTAGCACCCATGATAGCTTTGCTAAGTAAGGATTGTGACTTTTCCGATTTTTCATTTGCTTGTGTGGCTTCTTTTGTGGCTTTTGCGGCTTCTCTTTCAGCTTGTGCTTTTTTCTTTAGATTGGCTGTGTGCTTTGTTACATATTCATCGCTACGTGCAATTAATTGATTAAGTTTTTCTATTTCAGCATCATACATTGAATGGTCTTGTGCAGTCTTCGACAAACTTATAAGCCCATTTCTGATATTTGTAAGCCCAGTCATACTCTTAGCCAATGAACTATTAGTCTTAGCCATCATTCCATCTAACGTTTGATTAAGCGTGGTAGTATACTGTACTATATTTGAACTTCCAGTTTTGAAAGCGGCTTGTACATTTTTAAAATCATTATTGAGTTTAGTAAAATTTATGCGTATCTCACTCTGTATTACACCAGCATCCGGCATAAGCTATCTCCGTTTAGTACGTCTGCCACGAACCCATTGCTTACTTACATCTTTTTCCATGTTCTCACGTTCACGATGCTTATTAAGCAAAATCCAACCATATGTATCAATATCTTGTTTTTGTAAATCCGTAAAAATTCCGTTCATGTGGTCAGAGGGATTATCATTACCACGTTCGGCAAGCATTGCCGCTTTTAACAGCATATCTTCAGTAACTCTCTTGATGTCAGTATTGTCTCTTTGTACAAGTGTACTTACAAAAGCTTCTGTAAAATCATCTGGAAACAAAAAGCCTAAAAATAATTCATATGCTTCTAATTCATTTGCATATATTTTTGCTTGTTGTACATCTTCTACAGTTCTTATTTGTTGCTTCAATTCTTCAATTGTAGCTCTCATCCTTTTTACAAGTTCAGTTGCATTTAAATAATCGAATACTTCATCAAATGAAGGTTTTACAAGAGCCATTCGCATCATGCGCTCTTGCATATTTTTAATTTCTTTCACGTGCATCATAGTATCTTCATCAGATTTATCATCTATATCTTCTAATTGAATGTTCAATGTAGAAAAATCACCACATGCACGTAATTGTGTGGCATTCAACATATGAATAGTAAACATCCCATAATGCCCGTTCCATGGCAATGCAACAGTAATATCAGTGTTATCTTTAATAAGCTGTAACCCATCAGGTAAATCACTTTCTTTCATATTAACTGTCACACTCATAATCACGCTCCTTTACACAAGGATGCAGTAGCACTATGCATACTGCACCCTTATCACAATTCTTACAATACCATACTTAGCTAGCAATACCCATCGTAACAGCCTGTGCAATAGTAAGCTCTTTTTCAATGTACGCTGGATACTTCACACCGGCCACGATATATTCTGTTGCAACACATTCAATCTGTTGTGAGGCCCACGTTTTTACATCATGAGACACATCGCCTTCACGACCAGTCATTCTGTTAATCTTGTACATCTTATAGCCAGTCATATCCCCACGATGTTGTGACCCCTTGCCATATTTAGCAACGAAGATTTCACAAGCACACAAAGGAGCAACTGCCAAGTCCGTAGTCGGAGGAGTGTATTCTTTTTCAGTATCATCCCAAGAACCACCCATAAGCACCACTTTAAGTTCATACATTTCAGATACAAGTGCAATTGATGGATTAATCCCCTTGAGTACCGCATCAATCATGATGGTATCAACTTTGCCAGTACCAGATTCTTGGTCAATCTCTTCACCGTCTCTAATATTCTTCGGCAATGAAATTGCGGCAGATTCATCAAAGGCCTCTACAAATGCAGTTCCAACAGCCACCGCATCACCAGATGCACCAAAACCAAGTATAATAGCAACATCACCTTTCAATTCAAGATACGTATAGGTGCTTTCAGCCACTTTATCTGCAATCTTCAATCGACCAGTGCCACTATCAGCAGACGCAGTAAACACACCTGAAAATGCTTCAATAAGATTCAATGCTGTTACAACTTCTGCAACAGTGGCCGCAGTAACAACTAGTCCAGTATTCTTAAGGTCAACAGTGATATCAGAAAAATCTCCTTTTCCATTCCATCTGTATGAAAGTTTTTCTGTCCCAAGAAGTTCAGACGTATCAATGGTACCAGCGAAACCTAAGTGATTATCCACAGTCGGATATGACCCATCGGGATTTAATCTACGAATGCGGAAACCTTCATTTGAAAAACCAGTTTTTTTGTCATTATCGAACATTATTGTTCCTCCTTAACATCAATCGCATCTGTAGTTTCCACATTTTCTACAGTGGATTTCTTTTTAATTTCTTCCACTTCTTCACGAATGGAAGGGTAGCGCTCTGTAAATTTTACTTTTGCGCTAGACTCACACACAAGCACCTGTCCTAAATAATACTTATATTTCATCCTATGCTACCTCCAGATAGATGGTATGAGAACTATTCGTTCTCTTGCTATATACCCATCTGCATTGCTGTGCAGAACAGGGGATATATCAGATGTCACATACAATTGTACTTTTGTTTCGGTATCCCCGTTTACAACTGTAAGAATTTTCTTATGCAACAAAGTATGAAGCTCAAATAATATATACTTATCTAAATCAATTTGATAATCCTTAGGAAAACAAGCTCGTACTGCAATGCGAGTTGTAGTAGCATTTGCATATCGAGCAGAACCATAATTGGAAAGTTCACTTACTAATACATATGCATTGAGGCTCTCATTTATATTTTCATTAATCCCCCCATCAGCAACAACAGTATTTATAGAGGAATTTGAGGCTAAATAATCAACAAGTGCCTTTACAATCAAAATAAACCTCCATACAATACCTCTATATCTGCTAAAAATGCGTCTGCAACACTGTCAACCATAATCTGTGTACTCGTATCACCACTATTCTTTTTCATAGATACCCAATCTTCCAAAGCAGGAGGAT